GGGTGATGTTTATTCTGGTAGTGGTGACTGGTTAGATCAATCAGGTAAAGGTAATAATGCCGCAACAACAGTCACAACTACTGCTGAAGAACCATTCTCTGGTGCTGGTAGTGTTGAGTTTGATGGTAACGGTGATTACTTAAGTTTTGCAACTAGTTCAAATTTTGCACTTGGAACTGGTGATTGGACTGTAGAATATTTTGCATATCCAGAATCAACTGCACAATATCAAAGACATTTTTATTTGATAGGTAGTAGTTCAAATCAGATAGAAGGTATATTTGCAGATAGTAATGGAATTTCTTTTGGACGAACAAGTGTATGGGCTCCCGCTCAAGTTGCTCATACAATAAATCAGTGGAATCATTATGCTCTAGTTCATGACAGCACTAACATGCGTCTGTATATTAATGGTATTCAAGTTCTTACTAGTGGCGACAATTTTGTGGATGAAAATAAGTCTTTAGTTATTGGACATTCTAACAGCACGTTTGGTGGATTTTTTGATGGTTATATGTCTAATTTCCGTATCATCAACGGCACCGCACTTTACACATCAAACTTCACACCTCCCACTGCTGCTCTAACTAACACAGGTCAGACTACTGGTACTGATTACTACACTGGATCTGAGTGGTCGCCTGCTGGTATTAATGGTCCAGAGGAAGCATTTGTTGCTGGCAACTCTGGATCTGGTGGAAATGGTGGAAACTTTGGACCGTTTACATATACTTTTGCTAACCCAGTTACTGGAGTAACCAGTGCTAGAATTAGAGGTGCTCTTGGTGCTTCTGTTAGTCAGGTTAGTAGTACCACTAATGTTATTTTGGTAGACGGACAAGATGTAACACAGAAATTCAAGAACGCAGGTTTATATACTACCGTTGGTTGGGTTGATGTTACTGCTGAGGTAGGTGGTACTTGGAATTCATTTAGACTTCAGGGTATTAGTGGTTCAACTAACCCTAATATTTCTGGTGTTGAAGTCAACGGAGTACAGTTGCTTTCTTCTCCTGGTATAACAGGAACTGTGCTTCTCACAGCACAAGGATCTTCCATAACTGATGCTAGTGATAGTAACCTTAGCATTACAGTAAATGGAGATACTGCTGCATCAGTAGGTGGTACAAACACAGTCGCGCATAATGCTGGTGGATGGTTTGAGTTTGATGGAGTGAATGATTATATCCAACTTGCTACTAATTCTGATCTAACATTTGCTGGTGATTTTTCATATGAAACTTGGTTGTGGACTGATGTTCAACCAGCATCAAATCATGTATGGTCTCTACCAGACGGACAAACTTTCCAATTTACTACTTTAAACTCACAGTCAGAATTAATATATTATTCTGTTCCAACTAACAATCAAAGTTTTGGACCACTAGCTAACAATACATGGGCTCACTATGTAATTACTAAGTTTGGTAATACTCTTACTGGATACTTGAATGGAGTACAGGCATGGACTAGCACTCCTGGTAGTAGTCTCACTCATAATTTCTCTGGAGCTTCTATTGGATACAGAACTCTTTCTCCAGGAAATCAATTCTATTGGGATGGTAGAATGGGAGAAATTCGTATCTATAAAAGAGCTCTAACAGCAGCAGCAGTCTTCCAGAACTACAACGCTACAAAAGAAACTTTCACTGGTGTAGCAGCAAGTACAAATCCTGGTTTAACTTCTACAAGAACACCGTAGATAAATAGATAGAGCATAAAATATTCCAAGGAACATAGGTAATGGCAAGGAAAACTATTCAGAGTAACTATTATCTCTTTGATGCTTCGGCGCGTGAGGTTATCATTCCTGGTGGCGTTCAGCGAGAGAACCTAATTCTTATCACGAACGTTACTGATAACAAAGTAATCTATAACTTCTCTGATCCAGAACTGACTGCTACTACCTATAGTATTCAGACTGATATTCGTAACGTCACGACGACTAGAGTTGTCTTGTCATATGATACAACTTCGATGTCTGATACAGACCAGTTGCAGATTGTTGTTGATGACTTTGAAGAGACATACAGACCAGCAGAGACATATAACGATGCTGTAAACAAGCAGAGAATGTCTCAACCTGAATCTCAAATCGATACTGACTTTGAGTATGGAACTCAGAGCACGAAGTGGGAAGCGTTGTCAATGATTAACAACAACCCATTTGCATATAAATCTGAGGATGTAATTGTAATCACTGATGTTCAGGCAGTATCTAACAGCAGAACAATTACAGTTTCTGTTGACACAGGACAATCAACACGTCCTGCCGCTGGTACAGCAATCTTTATTCAAGACACTAGGTTCCCTGGAGCAAATGGTGTATTCATTGTTGATAGCACCTCTGGTTCTACAGATTTTACATACACTGCTAAGTATGAATGGACGCTAGGTTCTGGTGCAATTATTGATGCTGCAAGAACTGCATTGTATGCTGGTATTCATTACACTGGATCTGATCTTGGTGGAACTATCACCCTTGCATCTGCTGGCGGTGGCATGGCAGGATCTGTTCAGGTTGATTGTACACAAGCACATGGACTAGAAGTTGGTAACGAAGTTGCTGTTGCTGGTTCTTCTGGTACAAATGTAAACGGATCTTGGATTGTTGCTAGAGTAGAAAGTCCAACTCGCTTCTATTATTTCCCAACTTCAGCACCATCTGGCGCTGTTAACACAGGAACTATTAAACTCTATCCTAGACCACAGGGCACTTCTATCCACAGAGCATTTGATGGTGGTGTTAAGTTCTCTACTAACTCTTCTTCTAAAAACCAGCAGGCAGTCAGACAAACCAAACGTTATTTCCGCTATCAGTCTGGTAAAGGTGTAGCATTCTCAACAGGTTCTATTCTAGAACCAGCACTTACAAACGTTGATCACATTGCTGCTAGTGGTACAACCATCACAGTAACTTGTGCAGAAGCACATAACGTAAGCGTTGGAACAACGGTTGATGTTCGTAGTGTAAGAGATAACAACTACAACGGAACATATCCTGTTGCTGAAGTCATTGATCCATTCGTATTTACATATACTGTTCCATCTGCACCTGTAGATACTGTTGCCGCTGGTGAGTATACTGTTACTCCTATCGATTCTTATGGAACTAAACTAGAGATTGGCATGATGGATCAGCAGAACGGTATCTTCTTCCGTTATGCTAGTGGCAATCTTAGTGTTGTTCGTAGAACATCTACCTTCCAGTTGTCTGGTAAGGTTGCAGTATCAAATGGTAATACCTTAGTACAAAGTGATCCTGGTCCTAATGGACAGAACACTAAGTTCTCTAAGCAGTTGAAGCCTGGTGACTATGTTGTTCTTCGTGGTGCTTCCTATCGTGTTGATGGTATCATCTCTGATACACAGATGGTTATCTTCCCTGACTACCGTGGACCATCTGCAAACTTTGTTCCTGTAACTAAGACTGTAGAAACAGAATGGAACCAGTCTGACTGGAACATTGACCGTTGTGACGGTACAGGTAAGACTGGTTATACACTTGACACTACCAAGATGCAGATGTTCTACATGGACTACTCTTGGTATGGTGCTGGTTTCGTTCGTTGGGGTTTCCGTGCTCTAAATGGTGACGTTATCTACGCTCATAAGATCCCTAACAACAACCAAAATACTGAAGCATACATGAGATCAGGTAATCTACCTGCTCGTTATGAAGTCAATACTATTCCACCTGCAACTTCTTGTACTAGAACAATCAATAGCAGTGACAGCACAGTCTATGTTGCTGATGCTCCTACACACTTCCCTAGTTCTGGAACTCTCCGTATCAAACAATCAACGGGAGCAACTACTGGTGTTCAGGAATATGTAAACTATACTGGCAAGACTGTATTTGTACAGGATGTTATCAGTGTAAGTGCTGCTGGCGATACTATTACCGTAGCATCTACATCTGGTCTTGCTCCTGGTGGTCAGCAGACAATTGTATTTGATACACCATTCTCTAACATTGTGTCTGGTAAGACATACTATGTTGCAGCAGTTCCTTCTGGTACAACATTCCAGATCACTGATACGATTGGTAGTTCTACTGGTATTGCTCTGAACGATGCAACTGGATCTGCTTTGTCTCCTCTTTCTCGTGCTACTGCTGGTTCGTTTACTGGTCTTACTAGAGAACAAGCAGGTGCAACTGGTGTTAACCTAACCATGGCATCTGGTGCATCTACTGGTACAGTAAGTTCTGGATCTGGTATTCAGAAAGGACAGAGAGTAGTTGGTAGTGGTATTCCTGCTGATACATTTGTTCATTCTATCAGTGGAACAAATATTCAATTAAGTAAAGCGGTCACATCTGCTAACCCAACTTCGATCATCTTCCCACCTTTGGGTGCAGGAACTGGTCAGACATTTACTTACAGTGCTACTCAACCGACCAGCATTGAACTTCTAGCAGCAACATCTGTCCCACAGATTAGTCACTGGGGTTCTTCTGTTATCATGGACGGTCGCTACGACGATGACCGAGCATATGTTTACACGGTTGGATCTAGAACTGGACGAGAGGTTAACTCTGGTCAGACGAAAGCACTTCTCGCTATTAGACTAGCACCATCTGTTGACAATGGTATCCCTGGTTCATTTGGTACAAGAGAACTAATCAACAGAATGCAGTTGGTTCTTAGAACTGCTGAGGTGTCCTCTAACGGTGCGTTCTTCGTTGAACTAGTGTTGAACCCGAACATTACAAACTCTATTGAATGGGAAAATGTTGGTGGTACATCACTAGCACAGTATGCAGACCTAACAGCGGGCGCGTCAATTATTACGAACGAACTGGTTGGTGGTGAAGTCATCTATGGTTTCTACGCTGACAGTGGTGTTGCTGACTATGACCTAGGTCGTGTTAAAGAAATTTCTAACTCTATTCTTGGTGGTGGTGGAGACTTCCTTGCTGCTACTACAGCACCTAACCCAACAGGCACATTCCCTGATGGACCTGAAGTTCTTGCTGTTAAAGTAACGAACATTGGTGGTGGTCGTGGTTCTAACAGAAGGGCGATTGACTTCCGTATTTCTTGGACAGAGGCACAGGCATAAATAAAGCTGCCTAACCTTAACAATATGACTGAAGATAAAAAACCAGTCGTAGTTGAAGAGAAGGATAACGATGAAGATAAAAGTGAAGTTCTTGGTAATCTAGTGAAAGTTGTAGTCCTCATTTGGTCTGCATCCCTTCTAACATTCAGCTACGTTCGCTTGCCCAATGGTCAGAAAATCCTAGATTTCGATCCGACCTTCATCGCCTCGGTGTTTTCTGGATCCTTAGCTGCGTTCGGATTGTCTCCTGCCAGAAATGGATCTGCTCCTAAGAAAGCACCGCCTATTGGAAAGAAAGAGGAAACAAAAAATGCAGAAAGTAATTAATGTACTTGCAGTCCTGTCGTTCATTGGAACGGCAGGCATCGTCGGTGGTGGCACTTATGTTTATCTAAACAGAGAAGCAATCATCGAAGACGCAAAAGAAAAGGTAACTAAGGCAGCAACAGAAGCGATTGCTGGTGCTCTACCTGGACTTATTGATAGTGCCATGCCTAAACTACCTGAAGCAACAGGTCCTGCTATGCCATTCTAATTATGAACTTATTCAACAGTGACAAGGAAGATCTTCCTGTACAGCAGACGAAAAAACCTTCTACGTTCAAGATATTCATTGGCACAGTAGGTGCTTTGTT